CTTTTTCGGATTTAATTTCTAAGATATAGTTTTTGATCTCCCTTACTTGAAAGAAAGTCAAATAATACGGGATCAAGAATGATACGGCAAAAGCGATAAACCCAAAGTTATACCAAAAATCGTTATTATTTTTTTTCATACAATTCCCCTTTAAGGATGCCACAAAGTTACAGTGTTTGAACCAACATGAACCATTGCCGCGACCGCCGAGCTTGACTTTAGCTTCTCTTGCGCTTCTTTGATCATCTGTAAGGCGTAGTCAAATTTCTTTTCTTTAACTGCAATTCTTACATTGTTTCTTTCTTTTCTGGAAAAGAACTCAGTATCCTTCCCATCACGTGTCACCTGCTCGGAAAACAATGCCATGTCAAGGTGGAATAGATTAGGTTCTGCAATATTTTTTGAGAGTTCGTACAAAAGCCATTCGTAATAAACTGCACTGGATGAACTTCCCTTTAAAACTTCATTTGCTTTTGCGAGATACTCATCGAGCTTCTCTTTACTCAAACCCTTCTGGCTTAACTCTTTTGCTTCCCGAATCTCTTCAGCAATCTCTTGCATTTCTTTATCGTTCTTGAGTTTGATAATACTTGTTACCTCAGATAGAGTTGAAAAATTACTTCCAGCACAAGCTTCCTTAGCGTGTAGACAAAATAGAACCATTAATACCAGTGCTATAAAGATATATACCACCATCCCTATCATGGCTAATTTTACTTTCATTGATACTTCCCTCCTTTTCTTTTACCTTTCATTGCCTTAAACTTACAAGCTTGACCACAATATTTTTGGTCTTTATTATCCCCATATAGTTTAATCATCTTCTTGCATAATATACTCTCACACTTTACTTCTCCGTGGTATATTTTAGGTCTTGGCATATAAGGCCTCACTTAGTCTTAATGACTGTTCTTTTAATAATTTTACAAAACCAGCAGTAGGGTACTTAATTCTTTCTAATCTATGAATAAACATGTGCTCTCCTCTACTCATAACTACTCCTTTAGCTGTCCATAAGGCCCTGCACTTAATGGCCTCTTCTACAGTAGTAATATTATTCTCTACTATGATTTTACTAATGTGTCTAAGGTGGTGTACTTGAGTAAACTTCTTTACCTTTGGATACGTAGGACACTGAGCTTTAATAATCTTTAACTTCCACCTTAAATACTCTTTAGTCTTTCTTATCTTAGCTATAAGAACTTTCATGGGACTGAGCTTCTTTTTCCTTCTTCTCTTTGGCATTTTATTTCCTTTAACTTAACGATAGTTTCTCAGTTCCCAGTAGATTGGATTTTTCTGTAAACTACCAACTTTTATTTTATAATAACTCCACTCTACTATACAAGATCCTTCATCCCAGCATAGGTCTCTTACTTCATAGATTATTTCATTGATCTCTCGATAAAAGGGAGATAGCTCATTAGTAACCCATTTAAGGCTCCCCGCAGGGATCTCAAGGCTCTTTTTGTGTGGGTGGGTGTCTAGTTCCCTTACCAGCCCAATTCCCTCTACGAACTCCACCAAAATACCTCCCTCGGGGAGGGTAGCTACTGTCCCAAAGGCTAAGCTATCCTTCTTATCTAAGGCAGGATATAATAAGAGTAAATAGCCTTCTTCTAGGTGCCTTATTACTTTAGGTAAGAGGTCCATGGGCTTTAAGAGGTAATAAAAGGGGCATAGGAATTCATAGCCCCTTTCAGTCCTCATAGACAATAGAGTACCTTCATTCTTATCTAAGTAGGCACAAGCTTCAATAAGATCCCTGGTCATAAAGCACTCTAGGGTATTTAGTCCCAGTTCTTGCATTTTAATAATACTCTCTGATTTTCTTAGTGCCATATTAGTAATTACTTTTTTGTCTAAAAAGGTTAACCATAGACTTTTTGAAATATAGGATATAAACTTGGGTAGAGGTAAGTCCTAACTCCAAAAATAGCTGGATCATAAAATGAAGAGCATCTGCTAGTTCTTCTAGGAAATGGTCTTTATCCGTAGGTACATGAGTATTCTTCCAAGCTTTATTTCTTAAGCAATTACCAGCTTCATATAGCTCTTCAGTAATACGATATATGATAGCTCTTGCTCTTCTCTGCCCTTCAAAAGTATCAATATCTATGGGGAAACTAGGTAATGCTTCTCCATTTTTTATTTCAATTTCATAGTACTTCTTTTCAAGCTCTTCCTGTCTTTTAAAAATATCGGTGAGCATATCACCACTAGTTTGGAATTCCTTTTGAATATCTTCTTTAGTTATATTTTGAATATTCATTTTACTACTCCTTTGTTAGTCCTAAGCTTTCTGCAATGAGTTGATCCTGTAGGCCCCTAATATCTTCAATATCCCACCCTCTTTCTAGTAGGTATTTTTCAACCATCCTTAAAGCTTTAGTAAATAGTTTAACAAGCTTATCATCATATTTAGTCTTCTCCATCATATTCTCCTTCACTTGTAGTTTCATTTTAAGCCTATTCTATAAGCATGTTTAATATTCTCACTAGCTGTTACATATTCCAGATTACCCTTACAATTATTTAGCCTATCACCGTCCTTATGGTTTATTTGAAGTTTTCTAGGTTTTCTACCTATAAAAGCCCTTGCTACGATACTAGCAACTGAAATACTATTACCTAGTAAAGTAACATTTAAATATCTTCCCTTACCTCTCTTTTGTCCTTTTAATATTCTTCCTGGCCAAGTACCACACATGGCTTTACCGTCTCTTCTTATTCTACCCAGTGAAGAAACTGAGTATAATTTTTTATAACCAATTACTGGTTTCCATACCTCAATCTTCGCCATCGTAATCAACCTCTGAAGTAGTTTCACCACCATCATTTTCCATGAACAACCGATGTTCTTTGGGTAAATCCATCCACTCACCTCTCTTTGTACATCTATTCCAGTAGCCGCACATTTGGGGAGAGCAGAACATATTATTTTCTCTTTGTGGTAGGAATACTCCTCTTCTTACCTGAAGAACTATTTTATAAACTAGATTAATAAACTGTCTAGTATCTTCTGGAGTAATGATCCTTAGCTCACTGCTTCTCATTTCAGGCTCAGCCTTCTTAATTAGAGTATCAAGTACAAAGCCAGAAGGATTCTTATTAAACTTAGCTTGATACCCCAGCCAATAAGAAACTCCCTGAGTAGACTTTATAGCTTCTAACCAATTAGGGGCCCTACTCTTATTCTTTAAGTCCCTAATCATATGCCTAGTGGTAACCAAGTCAATAGTACCAGTAATACTAGCATTGACCTCTTTAAACTCTATGGCAAAGGGTTCTTCAACGTATAAGGGATCTACTCTCTTAGCTAGTTTCTCATAATAAACTGGTAATGCTTTCCTAATACCGTACTCCCTCATAGCCTCAGGCTTTTCATCCTGAGTAAACCTAGTTAAGACTGCTCTCTCTTTCCATGATTCATTGAAAACATCCTGAAGCACTGATAATTTAGCATCTCTACCTTTTCTTAATTTGTACTTATTTTGATGCTCAGCTGACTTGTGCATTGAGGTACCGAAGGTAGCATAGCTACGAGGTGGTTCTATAATACCCTTGTGGTACCTAAATAAAGCCTGGGCAGAACATTTTAAGGCCATTTTAATATAGGAGGTTCTTAGAACAATGTGCTTATTAGGCGGTATCATCCAGCCCTCAGTATTATCTAATGCTTCAGGATGTTCTCTCATGATTATTTCCTTACTCTGTTGCGTGGTTTACGGGTACGAGCTGGTTCTTCTTCCTCTTCTTCAACTACCTTCTTCTTTTTAGTGACCTTAGCTGGCTCTTCATCATCATCTTCAGAGTCATCATCTGAGTCATCTGAGTCATCTGAGTCATCGGAATCATCATCATCATCAGCTACTTTCTTTGATTTACCTTTTGGTTCCTCATCTTGATCATCATCATCGTTATCAGAGTCATCATCGTCGTCATCACTGTCTTTGGATTTCTTGGCCTTAGTACTCTTTCCAAAGTTCTCAGCAATAACATCTTCTTGTTCATCTTCATCTAATTCCTCAGATACCTCATCTTCTAAATCAAACATCTTAGAAAGATCTGGTTCACCATCTGCATTTAAGGCAGGAGTAGATTTTGGTCTAACTCTTACTTCATATCGAGTATCAGTCATACCAGTTCCTTCACGATCGATAATTACGTCGAAGCCTTCTTCGAGGTCGGTAATATCACCAATGTCCTCATCATCCATAGCTCCAAGTAATACCTTTAAGGTCTTCTTACTAAATCCCCAAATGCAAATCATACCAGTTTTACGATCAATGATATTAGCAAAGTACTTAGTCTTTGGTTCTAGTCTCTTAGCTAATTTTTCTCCTTCAGCCCCTTCTTGCTTTAACTTATTGATATACTGCATGATAGGGGAATCATTACCAGTAAACTTAACTGAGATACCTCTACCATCTTTTTTAAGACCATAGTGAATACTTTCCTCATGATAAAAATTACCTGAATCATTATTAGGAGGTAGGATTCTTACTCTATTAGGCCCAACTACGGGCTTAAAAAATTTACCACTTCCGATCTCAGCTAATTTTTGTTTAGCCTTATCCATGTTTGTTTTACCAATTTTACTTTTTTGCTTTACCATTTTTTTCTCCTTTACTTTTGTTTGCTTTGATTTCTTCTGGGGTAGCTTTACCGATGATCCTAAAAATAACATCCCCATTTTCCTTTGACTTACCACGAATAGCCTTCATATTATTTTTCATGATAATAGTTTCACAATCTACCATCTCTACTTTCTTACCCAGCCGTACTGAATAACCATAGACTTTTTCACTCTTATCTTTTTTCACAGACTAACCTCCTTAAGGTCACTCCAACGTTCTCCAATTTTAATGTCCATTTTCATTGGTACTCTTAATTCTATAGGTGGATTCTCGGCTATGGATTTTAGCATCTTACCTATCTTTAAAGCATCCTCTTTCTTACAGTCTATGATTACTGAGTCGTGTACATTACATACCACCTTTCCGTTTAGTTTTAGTTTCTTAAGAGCATAATGTGCTCTAGTCCCTACCCACTTAGTTAAGTCTCCTGCTCCACCTTGTATGGGTGAATTAACTCCTTGTCTAAGCTTTCCTCTACCTGGTCCAGTATTATAGTTAGCTCCTGGTAGTCTTCTCTTCCTTCCAAAAAGATTAGTTACAAAGCCATTCTCTATAGTATTTTCTTTCTGGTCATCAATATATCTCTTAACTCTTTTAAATTCTCTGAACCAATCATTAATCAATTCCCTAGCTCTTTCCTCACTACAGTCTAATTTATCCGATAATCCCAGTGGTCCAATCATATAAACTATACCGAAGTTTACCTGCTTAGCAAATTTCCTCTGCTCTTCAGTTACCTTTTCATAAGCAATATTAAATACCTTAGCAGCAACCTCTTGATGAATGTCTCTCCCTGACTTAAAGGCTCCTATTAAAGATTTATCACCGCTATGATGGGCTAATAGCCTAAGCTCAGCCTGAGAATAATCTCCTTGTACTAATACACCATTGGTATATGAAGAAATAAATAATCTTTTAATATCTCCATTCCTTGGAATATTCTGTAGGTTTGGTCCTTCACATGACATCCGCCCGGTTACTGTAAACATCTTATAGTTGCAATGTACTTTACCATCAGACTTCATAATATAGTTATCTGTTAATCCAGCAACATAGGTAGAGTACATCTTAGCAGTATAGCGATACTTTAGCAGATCTAATAGTGGTTGCTTATGTACTTTATTTAATTTCATCCTACCCAATTTTAAAAGAGTATCTTCATCACAAGAAGGTGCTCCTGGTTTATCTGGATTCTTCTTAGTGGGTGGATTCCTTTTAATAATGGGAAACTTATATTCTCCATATAACTTTTCACTTAGCTGCTTTGAAGAATTAAAATTCATATCACCGAAGTGGTGCAGTAGTGTCTTTTCACTTTCCTTTAATTCCTTTTCGTACTTAGTTCTTAGTTCACGTCTTACTCCATCATCTATCTTAAACCCATTCATTTCCATATAACACAGAACCTTTAGATTTTTCATCTCAAAATCCATGAGGTCAGATAGCTCTTCTTTCTCTAGTAGCCTTTTTTGAGCTGAGAATACTTGAAAGGCTGCATCAACATCTCCCCCATTATAATCAGTCCATTGTTTTAAATTCCAGCCTTCTCCGTATTTACTCTTCTTAAATAAATCCTTTTGCTTAGTAAGGTATTTCCCAAGCTCTGGGTTATACTTTCTTGTTAAAGCATCTAAGGTATTCTGCCATTGGTTTTCATCTAATAAATGCTCAGCAACATGGGTGCAGAATATTTTAGACTTAATTGATTTAATTAGCTCATGTCTTAATAGCCACTTTAAATCAAATTTAATATCCTGGTTGATTAACATTTCACATGAATTTAAAATCTCTGAGATATTCTTAAAGTATCTTTCATGATATGGAAATACATAGCCTAAATCTGGCTTATTAGTAAAACCTACAAATTTAATAGTTTTAGAATTATCAAAGCAATCTAGTCCTTCAGTTTCAAGGTCACAAACTAAATTCTCAGATCCCTGCAGTAACTCGGTAATTCTTTTTAAATTTGTTTTATCTACCAATTTATAGTGGGCCATTTTAATCTACCTGCTCATATATTAGTTCTGATTCACCGCCAAGTAGGTTAAGAATAAACCGGTCTCTGGCTAGATCCTTGTATAAATTAATAAAATAGAACTCTCTTACTCCTACTGAGTATAGATGCTTAAAGCAATCTTTGCAAGGTTCGTGAGTACAAAACATAATAAGTCTTGAGTAATTATGTTCCAAGTGTAGAAGGGCATTCATCTCAGCATGAATAGTTCTAATGCAATGACCTTCGTGTATAAGACAACCAATATCTATACAATGGGCTTCTCCAGGAGGAGAGCCGTTATAGCCTGTTGCTACTATCCTATTGTTATAGACTAATACTGCTCCTACTTGAGCCCGGGAACAGGTAGATCTCAAGGCTACTAACTTAGCTATCTTTGTGTAATACTTTATTCGATCTATTCTTTTGAAGGTCATTCCATTCTCCAGTCTTATAGTTAAGTAAAGGTAGCATACCATTCTTTACCTGTTTTTCTCCATAGATACCCATTAAGTAGTTTCTATAGTTTGTTAATCTTCTTATAGTAGGTAACTGATATCCACCAAAGTCTTTTTCTAAGTCTAAGCTGGTCCCTACATTTTCACCAAAGATTGTTTTGTAGCTTCTCATAGTTACCATAGAGAAAAATATTACAGTACAATTAAAGACTACCTTTACCTTCTCTAGCTTCAATTGATTTAACATGTAAGAGATTAATCTTAGGTCAGCTAAGAATTTCTTGGGTACTTCAGCTATCTTACTGGTTACTACTACGGTTATTTGTTTATTAGCTTTAAAAATATGGAAAGAAGATAAGCACCCTCCCTTACCACTGGGCTTCATTTTAAAGTTCATACCAATAGCGAAATACCTAGTATTTTTAATCTCCTCAAACTTTTCCCTTAATTCTCTCCACTGTTCTTGGTCAATATAAGTATTAACTAACCTAGTCATTTTATTACTTACTGTCCTCTCATAGCCCACAGTATGAAATAGTGCCATACCAGTCCATGATTTTTCCCAGCTCTTTATGACCATACGATTATTTAAAGAGATAATTCTTGTTCCCAGATCACAATCTATAATCCCACTTTGGTCATTATTTAAAGCCATATCACCTAATTTTATCCATAAATGAGTTGGATTCTCTACAGTAATATCGATCATTAAAACACCTTTTTCTTGTTCCAGTCTTTACGATAAGCATGTAAAGATCCAATAAATTGTGTAAATCTACCAGGCTCAATATCTAAATAATCTGCTAGTGCTCTTTGGAAACCCATTGTTAGGGCTATATCATAGGGGAAATGAGTATAGAAATCACATGAGCGCATGGTATAAATACAATCTAGGTACTCTACATTATCACGAACTCTTCTTAAAAATTGGTAGTACATACTGCACGGTATTCTAGCTTTACCACCAATATTAGCTAAGTCTTTGTCCTTGTCATATAAAGTAATAATAGCCTGTCTAGTATTAGGATTTTTAATTAAGTTTTCAAGGATAGGAGTAAGTTGTTCACGAATTCTTTCATTGTAGGTATAAGAAAACTTACCGTCATGTAGGAATTGTTGCCATACCTCTAATCTATTTAGATAAGCCTCTCCTGGATTAAGGTAGGTACTTGAAATACGGGCATCTACTTCTTCATCGATATAGGCTCTATTTAACCCTAGCTCTTTAATATCTTGCCAGATAAATTTTTGGCTAGTAATCATAAAAGAATAACCCTGAATTTCTTTAGTAATGAAGTCATCATTATCTTTTACATTTTTATCCTGCATAGTTTCTGGGTGTACTAAAGTTCCCATTTCATTTAGATCTCTTTCCACTTCATTTACTGCTTGTGCTAATCCTTCATAGATACGCATTTTTTATTTCCTCCTATTATTTTACGAAGTTCACGAGCTGGAATATCATCTGGATCTTTATAATTATCTAAGAAGATATACTTAGTAGGTATATGAAAACTTAGTTGCTTAATTAATTCCCATTGCTCCTTAACAGCATCTCGATCGAGCATAATGGTGGCACTATTAGCTACTTTAGCTATCTCCTGGAGTTGAGCAGCATCTGCTCTCTTCCCTAGTAATGAAATAGCTGGCTTTACTCGACCAATTTTTATTGCATCGAATACTCCCTCTACTACAATAGCATGGTCTACTCTTCCAGCAAAAGTAGTGAATAATACTCCTTTCTTTGAGAAACTAATTGAATTAAAGTATCTGGGTTCCTTATTAGTAAATGATCTACCAACAAAATAAATTAATTTACTCAATCGATAAATTGGCAAAATTATTCTTTCTGAGTAGTCTCCATCACTGCAATACCCCATATTGTACTGAGCAACCTCATCTGGATTAATTCCTCTATTAATGAGGTAGTTATAGGGAAGGCCACTATTAGAATTAAGCTTGTTAAAATGTTCTGGTAATTTCATTATCTTTCTTTCTTTAATTTCCCTTGATTCTTTTGTTAAAAACTTATTAGCTCTATCTTGAAAGTTGTCTAGGGTAGGGCCTAAGTCTTCTACCTTTCCCTTAAAGGCACATTTTTGACAATAGAATAGTTTTTTACCGAGGTGGACATATAAGTGATATTTCTGGTCATCGCAATTAGTACAGCAGAATCTTACCTGCCTGGGATTATTAGTTCTTTTAGATTCTCCTAATGATAGAAGATTAATTCTTACCACTTTTATATTCTCCCATAAACATAGTCTCTGGCTCTAATGCTAAACGTATTGTTGGATGCCCAGACTTCTTTCTAGACTTAGCAATAAATAGTCTTACTAACTTTTCTTCTTCCTCTTCTGGTGTTTGACAAATACCAATAACTACATCAGCTACCTTTACTTTACCAAAAGACTCAGCTACGTCCCTGAGGCCAACCAGGTTCCTATTTAAGCTTTCTCTATTACTTTGACTTGCCGTATAAATTGGTACTTGTAGCTTTACAGCTAATCTCCTTAGGTCAGTATATACTTCTTCTAAGCTATGGCGGGTATCTTTGTGCTTTTGCCCAGGAGCTAATAAATCACCATAGTCAACCACTATAATATCAAACTGCTCATTATTCCGACTTTGATAATTAAGGACCATTGAGTAAATATCTTGTACTCTAGGTGATTCCATTGAGTAGTCTTTAATAACTAGGTTGCATCCTTTAGCCTTTAGTCTACTAAGTGGGTTCTTAATGGCTCCGGGATTATCTCTGAGACTCTGGAAAGTATTTTTAGTTATCCTCATATCATATCTACGAGCTATTTTCCGATCGGATATTTCTAGAGTTAAGTGTAGTACCTTTAGTCCCTGCATTAAAGCTCCCATACCCATATTGATTAAAGCGGTAGTCTTACCTCTACCAGGAGGGCCTAGAAATACCAGTAATTCTCCTGGACTCATTCCTCCATCTAGTTCAAGATCTAGCCTTTTAATTCCAGTGGAAATCTTCTTTTCTTTTACCTCATCTATCATCCTTTGTCCTGGATCTTCAAAATATGAATAAGTATCAGAGGCTACTCCTACGTCTAAGTTCATGGCCTTATCAATATATTCTTTTACCGTTAGGAAATCAGGATTGCTGTGGTCCAATAAAGCTAAGGCCTCTGTTATAGCTAATTTAACTAATTGAATCTTAGCAAAATGACTAATAGTTTCTTGAATGATTTTATTATCTGTACTATTTTGCCTTCTAATTAAACTAACTATCGATAGGCAACTTTCTCTTAAGTCTTCATCCTTAATATTCTTATTAATTAGAAGCCTCATATTTCCTGTGCTTAGCTTATATGAATCATACTTTTGAAAGAAGCCTTCAATAATCTGGAATAATTGCTTTGTCTCTTCACTAGCAAAGAAGGCTGGCTGTAGGATAGACTTATACTTGAACCAATTTTCTTTTACTCTTATGGTACTTAGAATGCGGATTTCAGTTTGCTTGGTTGCTTCCATAACTAAAATGCTCCTTTTCTGCATGAATCAAATACTTTATCAGGCACCGTAACTCTTTTTGATTAAAGCTCAGCCCATTGCTGGTAAACATAAAACCTTTTGAATTATGAGTACATTCTCTTAAGTCTAAAACTAGATTGTAGTTTCTAATTAGCACTCTAATCCTATATTTGATTATCTTCTCAGAATCATTCCTTTTTATGATTGAAGGATATTCAGTAATTTTCTCTTCTTGGAATTTGCCCATGGTGAGGACTACCTTTTTAAAATATTTTTTCTATAGTTGATATAAATGGCTAGTAGTTCTTTTTTTGAGTATTTAGCCCATGAGATAACTTTATTGCTTTTGTCTATTGAGTAGTGATTTGATAGCCACTCAACTAGTTGATACTTAAATGAAGGAATCCAAAAATCTATTTTTAAATTGTACATCGGTATTTTACCTGATTAAACTATTAAGAGAATCTTTCCTTAAATAGGGATTTGAACCCTTATCTCCGAAGTAATAATAATAAGATACCTATTGGATTAAATGCCATCCTCATCAGAATCATCATCATCGTCATCTTCAGCTTTAGCCTTCTTTGAAGAAACCTTCTTAGAAACTTTAGAAGACTTGACTGCATCTTTTTTAGCTACTGGTTTTTCTTTAGCCTTGGTAGTTTCTTTTGCTTCTTTCTTTTTACCATCACCGCGTAATGAATAACCTTCAGCTCGTAACTGGCGGCGAATATTAGCAGCTTCTTTACTAGCACGATCTGAGATTTTTTCTAATTTCTTTAAGAGTTCTTCAACTTTTTTATTTGTAGCCATTTTCTTATTCTCCTTTATTTCGTTTATAATCTAATTTTCTTAATTGCATCCTTATTTTTCTTGCTTTAGTTTTATCACCGCATTTGAAAGCTTCCTCCTTTTCTTTTAGTAGTTTTTTTACTTCATCAGTAACATTTACTCCTAGTTGAATAGCCTTCTTAAGTGATGTTACTTTTTCTTTACCGTGAGTGGGTATTTGACTGTAGATTTCTATTTCTTCTTGTAGATCTTTTTTATTCTTATAGGATTGTTCATCTGGACTACGTTCTGGTATTTCATTTAAGTGCCTAATATGTGGCCTCTTATCTAATGGCATTCTTTTAATATCTTCTAGGGTTTGAATACTTTCCATGATTGCGAATAACTTACCATCTACTAATACGAAGGTAGGTCTACCGTCTTTATGAAAGCTTCTTGTTGTTTTTCTTTCGATTCTTTTTTCCATGAGATACCTTTTTCTTTTCTTTATAGAAAATATGATCTTTTATTTTATAGGTTTCTACCATGGCCTTAGCCCAGTAGGGTTCTCCGAAGGAAGTAATATTTTCCCAGTGGGTTGCTCCTTTTGTTGGGTCCTCTTTTAGGGAATTCTTTACTGCCTTTTTTGCTAAGTCCCATACCCACTTAGGTTCTCTATTAGGTAAAGAACTTGTAAATCCATATACTCCTTTTAAAGTTCCTCTATTTCTTATTGCACAGGCTACAGCTAACATTCCATTGTAGCCTTGATTACTAGCTTCTCCTACAATGGCCCTAGCTAAGTCTTCATCACTAATTTGATTAGCCTTTACTTCTTTATCTGAGAAAATAAAGGTCAACATGGAAATAATAATTATGGTTCTTAGTGAATTCATTTTAGTAGATTAGATATTCTTTAGCAATTACTTTTTCTAAGTATTCACCATACTTCATAAAATTGTAGTGGCCTAATGCTTTTTCTTTACGGCAATAACTTAACCATAATTTGTAAGTTTGATCTATAGTAAGATAAGGTGGATTATGTAAAGAACCCTGCCCCCGTGTGTCTCGATTGTTTCCAACCGAGCTTTCTTGCTTTAGGAGCGGATAACTCTTTTGGCTGGGGGCTAGGGTTCGTAATATATTTAAAATTGATTTTAGGGTATTACTTAATTTTGAACTGTTAATTACCATTTCCATTATCCGCTCCGTTTGAAGAATGTTTAAGTTACTTAGCTATAATACCATACTTTAAAATCTTCGCAAGGACTATTTTAAAATATTTTTCTCCCAAGATTCTACCTCCTTTATTTCTTTAATAGTAAATAGTGGATGCATTTCAATATTTCTATAGCCCTTAGTTAAGATGGATTTTACTAAGTGCATTCTTTCTCGGTCATTGCGATAAACTAGTTTCTTATAAATCCATTGCATTTCAAAAATAAGTTGTCCAGCTGATACTGGAATACAATCTACTTTTCTTGGTGGATCTATTTCTTTAAAATTATATCCTCTTTCAATTGATTCATTTTTTAATCCTTGAAGATAAGAAAGAATAGCGGCTTTTGGATCTGGGTGTGCTTTAAATCTTATTAGCTGAGAATGATTCTTATAACCAATAGTTTCATTTCTCAGAACAGCCTGGGCTAAAAGTGATTCTCTCCAACATGCTACTAAACCTTTTGAATCTAAATACTTGGGATGAATACTCCATAGTCTCATTTCTATATTCTCCTTATCCATTGAATCCCTTTTCTGGAGCTTGTAAAGGCTCATTAGTTGGTACATCTACTATTTTAACTAAATCTTTTTCTTTGTAAAGGGAACATTTAGCTGGAAGTAAATTAGGATCTCTATGTAAAGAGAACTTACCTACTCCGCAAAGATATGTGCTCTTCTCTTCCTTCTGATTGAGATTAGTGAATCCTTTGTTAAGAATTAAATATCTGCATTTTGCTTGACTGAGACAAATACCAATTTCAGCTTTCATTTATTGCTCCTTTTGTAGGGCTATATAGTATATACGGTATATATAGCATATAGCCTATGTGGCATATGGCCTACATAATTGCTATTGCTAATTGCATTTGCTATGGCTATTGCTACAGCAGACAGAATACTTTTACTTTACTTTAATACTTTATCTTTACTGCTATTGCTAATGCTAATTGCAATAGCTGCAGCAATAGATAATCTAGTCTATAATATACTATAGCCCAAAGTTTATTCTTTGTGATCTTGTAAGGGTGAGTTTAGGTACTGTGTATCCAAATCCTTTACAGCCCTTTACTCCTCTCATATTGTTTCTTAGCATAGGGCCTTCTTCTAGTTGCTCTTTAAAAATATTCTCAGTATGTCCATGATTAATTGAATCTATTTTATTGGAGTATGATTCGGGGTATAACAGAGCGAGTTGTTCTTCATCCATTTCTAATTCCGATCTAGATAGTCTATTGCTATCTGTTCTAGTGTTATTCCCATTGTCTCAATTTGATCTTCTAGTCCGTATGTAGCTACCATTTCAGCTGCATCTTTCTTTAGGGCATTAATTCTCTCTTCTCGGGATATTAAAGAGAAGGCAAAGAATGAGCTTTGGTTATGTTTAGGTCCGTAAAAGTAGAATAAATCTGAGAGACTGACTTGAATCATTCGATTATGTATCTTTTCAGGATTTAGCGAGGGATTCACTTTTAGCATAACTCACTTTCTCATTAATCTTATTTTGGATAGCTTGTTGTACTAATTTTTGAAAGGCTGATCTCCAACCCATTCCCTTTGGTCTTTTACTTACTGCATTCTTCTTATTACATTTTGCACATAGATATCCAATTACTTTACTTTCTTTTGTTTGGGGATTGGTGGATATAATCTCAGCCTGCATCTTGGTTTCTTTGTGGTGGGTATTGCAGCTATAACAAATTAACTTTAATAAAGCCATCTTAGTAGGCCCTTTCTGTTTTAAGACTCATTATGGTTGAATTAAGTGTATCTAGTTTAGTACTAATGCTACTTATTAAAGAACACATTACTAATAAGATGAAGATGATTATTACTCTACCCATTCTATTATCCTCCTTTCCTTTATTATAATTCTGCTTTGACTAAACAGCCTTGAACTATTTTAATTAATTCTCTTGCCTCTTTTAATTTATTTTCTATCATTTGATCATAGAAGTATTTAGCATGAGGATTATCCATTCTTCTTTTAAGGTCTAAATAGAGTTCTGTATTATCCCTTATGAATAAGACTTCAGCTAATTTATTTGCATCTATGGTTATTATTAGTTTGCTCATTTTCTACCCCAGGTCTTTGTTTCATATTCTATTTCTTTATCTTTCTCTACCTCACTTGGTGGATCTGGAGTGAAGACTAATAAGATAAGATTATAAATAAAATTAAAGAACTTCATTTAAGTATTCCTTCTAATGAGTTAACGGCTACCTGGTTTTTTAATGCTTGTATTTTAGCTAAGCAATGATTCATTGATCCTATCATAACTATTTGAGAATAGTCAGAGTCTGAATAACCATTTCCTAACCTAGTGATCATGTAAGAAGTTTTGGCAAAGACGCTTGGTTGAATTACATACCATACTTTTTCGGTGGGATGGAAATATCTAAGTTCTTTAGATTCTCGAAGATAAGCTGTTTTCATTTTAATTTCCTCCATTGGTTAGAAAATTGCATGTTAAGATTTTGAAATCCAATCCTGATAAATAAATTCCGAAGAAATAAAAATGTAATATCAATACCCAGGTTTTTTCAAATTCAGAGCCTTTTTCTCCAAAGGCAAAAGTTAAAAATTTATTCATTTTATTCTCCTCCATAAAGAATGGTTAATGAGTGCCAATATCCATAGCTACCATATTGGACTTTGTTATACATGATGTCGAGTCTAGCTTGGGCTTTTTCTAATTTCTCTTGAAGTATTGTTTTGTATGGGTGGTCCATTATCCGCTCCTTCCTTTATTTACACTCTAAATATACCACATCAAGTTGAGCTTCGCAAGGATAATTCTAAAATATATTCATGTAAAGTTCCGGTACGCTCTACACTTACAAGAGGCATTATTTATTTTAAAATAGTTATTTACATGGCCGGAACTAGTGGTGGTATATTGTAAGTGTAATCAAACACACCATTTACAAGAAATTTTAAAGGCAATGACCAAGAAGAACCTCACAGCTGCTACCCCTAAACCTCTCCTTAATAAAGAACAGCAACTCTTCGTACGTGAATATCTTAAAGATCTTAATGCCACACAAGCAGTAATGCGTTCTTATGGTATGAAACAATCTTCAGCACAAGCTAAGGGTAGCCGCCTCTTATCAAATCTCAAGGTAGCTCAAGAAATCCAAAAAGAATTTTCTAAAAGAACCGAGAAGGTTGAGATTGATGTAGAGATGGTTCTTAAAGGATTAAAAGATTTTGCAATGGCCAATCCAAAGGATGCTTATGAAGAAGATGGAACCCTTAAGAGCATTCATGATATGCCAGAATCATTGCAGAAATCAATATCTTCACTTGAAGTAGATGAGATCTGGGAATTCCAAGGTAATGGTAAAGAGAAGCGAAAGACTAAAATTGGTGAGACAAAGAAAATAAGATTCTGGGATAAAGCTAAAGGACTAGAATTACTTGGTAAGTATTTAGCGATGTTTATAGATAGACAAAGATTAGAAGATCCTAATGGCCAACCATTACCTGCAGTAGAAGTTCATGTGCATCGTCATATAGCTCATACTCAACCAACATCAGAAATACCAACACAACAAATTGATCTTCAGATACGACCAGAGGTTCAGAGTAATGTATGATAGCATCAGCCTTAAAATTAGACATCGAAGTAGTGGATTTAGTAGGAGCAGTACTCTATGAAGTCGCTAGATATAAAGTCTTATATGGAGGTAGAGGGTCTACTAAGTCTTGGGCAATTGCAGACTATATTGTTCAAAAGACTGCTTTCGGTAAGTTTAGGGTATTGTGTACTAGGGAAATTCAAGGAAGCATTAAGGATTCTGTATATCGTCTACTTGTTGATCGTATTTACTTTCATAAACTTCAGAAGTATTTCCTTATCAACAAAGACTCTATATCGAGTATATACGGCTCTGAGATTATCTTTAAGGGACTTAGACAAAATATCTCAGAGGTTAAGTCAACAGAGGGAATTGATATATGTTGGGTAGAAGAAGCAGAGAAGGTAGCTCAAGACTCTTGGGATGTACTTATACCCACAGTGAGAAAGGAAGGCTCCGAGATTATCGTGAGCTTCAACCCAGAAGATGAGAAATCTGCCACATACAATATGTTCATTGAAAAAGATGGGAAGCCAGTTAATCTCCCAGACTGCCTTAAAGCTTTTGTCAATTGGTGGGACAATCCTTGGTTCCCTAATGTTCTCTATCGAGAAATGGATTGGTGTCGTAAGAATGATCCTGAGAAATATGAACACGTTTGGGGAGGCAGGCCTAAGAAATATGGTCAAGCAGTTATATTTAAGAATAAGCTTAAGGTTGAAGACTTTGAACCAGCCGGTGAAGGTACCCAATTTTACCTTGGTGCAGACTGGGGTTTTGGTTCTGACCCTTGTTGCTTGGTTCGTATGTTTATTAGGGACCGTAAATTGTATATTGATCGAGAGTTCTACGGGTATGGTATTGAGATTGATGATTTACCTACCTGCTTTGATAGCGTTGAACATTCTCGTAAGTTTACAATTCGTGGTGATTCTTCCAGGCCTGATACAATCTCTTATATGGCAAATAAAGGATTTAATTGTATCGGTGCAGAGAAAGGTCCAGGGAGCGTAGAAGATGGAATCGAATTCCTTAAAAACTTTGAATCTATCATCATCCATCCCTCTTGCACAGGTTCTGTCGGAGACTTCTCAAACTATCGCTGGAAGGTTGATAGAATTACAGACCAAGTACTCCCAATACCCATTGACAAATCAAATCATGCTTGTGATGCCGCAAGATACGCATTGGAACCTTATATGAAAGGTGACGTCAGTATCTATGACGTAATGTGATTATGGATAGTGAAATTAAATTCTCAATTGTATTCCCTACTAGAGAAAGACCTGAACTACTTGAGAAGCTTATGACCTCGGTATTAGAGAATACCAGAAACCTTAGTGAGGTAGAAGTTTTAATTGCCATAGATGAAGATGATAATAGCTATAACCATTTAAAATTCTATTCTTGCTTTAAAGTCTTTAGAGTTAAGCGTTCACTCAATTTTTCTCAGGATTACTATACCTTCCTTGCTCATCAATCAAAAGGTAAATGGATTATAGCCGCTAATGATGATTGCTGCTTTGAGACTATGGACTGGGATGTGGTTGCTTATGATATTCTCAAGGACCTACCAAATACTATCTATGGCTGGTGTGAGGACGGCCTGGGTGAGTATAGAGCTAAAGGACACGGCAATTACTGCTGCTTCCCACTTCAAGGACGTAAAGGGTTTGAAGCTCTTGGATTTATCTTTCCAGCTAGAATACCCACTTGGGGGGCTGATATATGGTGCAAGAATATTTATGATGCCATTGATTCAGTAGTTTATTTACCCATTAAACTTATACACTATAACTATCACAACTTTACTCGTGAGCAAGATAAGGTCAGTATTCGTATTGCTGAGAACCAAGTAGCTTTTGACGTAAGGCCACATTATAGTGAAGTCAATGCCTTATTAGCTTCTCTTCGTAAGGAGCTTACTAATGAGTGATATTATCTTTGATCCTCAGATGACCTCTTATGATATGGCTTCACTAGAAGCTTTAGTTGAACAAAAGAGGCCTCATTGTGCTGTTGAGATCGGATCATGGAAAGGCCTTTCATCTAGTATCATTGCTAGATACTCTGATCTTTTATATTGTGTAGATACTTGGCAAGGTGCCATGAATGAGGAGCACATGGTAGCAGAAGCTTCTTTGAGATCAGTATTAGAGATCTTTCGTAGTAATATGAAGAACTTGAATTTAACTGAAAAAGTTAAGCCAATGGTAATGACCTCAGCCCAAGCACAAAAGATCTTTATCCCGGGTATTATTGATTTCATTTATATCGATGGAGATCATAGCTATGAGGCAGTAATGGAAGACTTTAATTGGTTCGAGAAGCTTATGCCGGGTGCTATTATGGCTGGTCATGACAATGATTCCGCACATCCCGGTGTACAGAGAGCATTAAAGGAAAGCTTTGGAGATAGCTTCAAGGCTATGGACAAATCTTCAGTTTGGTTTATACAGAAGGCTTTATAAAATGGCAATTAAGAAGAACAATTCAAAGCTTAAAGGTAAGACTCTTAAGAACAATTCTATTGGACCATTAACTAATCCTATGAGCGGTGTTTTTGATTCATTTGGATTAGGTGGAGGAGCAGCAGCTTCTCTTCCCTATGAAATGGCCAATAATAATTCTTATAATCTTATCTCCCTTCAAAGAGTATTACTTACTTATGCCTATGTCCTTCATGGTCCACTTCGTACTCTAGTAGATCAACCAGTATATGATGCCTTTCGTGGCGGTATTAAAATTAAGACTGATGAAGTAAGTCCTGAAGAAATTGAAGATCTACAAAGAGAATTAAAGAAGCTTCGAGTAGTAAAGAAGGTAGTAGAAGCCATGAGATGGGATGGCCTATTTGGTGGAGCTGGTATAATCGTTAATACCAACCAAAACTTTAGTAGTCCTTTAAATATAAAGCAGATCAAAGAAGATTCTCCTATTGAATTAATTGCAGCTGATCGTTGGGAATTAAGTTGGAATGGAGTACCCACCTCTAAGGATGCTTCTTTTACATATTATACTAAGAATGTGCATCAATCTCGTGTAGCTCGTATTATTGGTGAGCAGGCCCCCTCTCTAGTAAGACAGAGATTGCAAGGTTGGGGTATGTCAAAGATTGAATGTGTCATTCGTGAGATCTCTGCTTACTTTAAAAATAATAATGTTATCTTTGAGTTATTAGATGAGGCCAAGATAGATATTTGGAAGATCAAAGGATTTAATTCTCAGGTACTATCTCAATTAGCTCAAGGTAAGACAGCTAAGAGAATTCAAATGGCTACTTATATGAAGAACTTCCTTAATGCCATTACTCTAGATGCCGAGGATGATTACCAGCAAAAGACTATGACCTTTACTGGCCTCTCTGATATGCTTGAGCAAATTCGTATTGGTATTGCAGCAGCAGTAAGAATGCCCATGGCTAAGATCTTTGGTTTAGCGGCTAAAGGCTTTGCTAGTGGGGAAGATGATATTGAGAACTACAATGCTATTGTTGAGAATGAAAGAGAGAAAGCTGAAGAGATCCTAGAGCTTATTATTCCAGTCATTATGATGAAGGTATGGGGCTTTGTGCCAGATGATTGGGCAATTGAATGGAAGCCTTTAAGAGTATTATCAGCTGAGCAAGAAGAGAATGTTAAGACCTCTAAATTTGCTAGATATTCTTCTCTTTATTCTCAGGGCATCCTTAATCCTCAAGAATATTGTGAAGTGCTCAAGCAGGAAGGCATCCTTCAAATTGAGACTGAAGTTTCCAAAGGTACCGAACCTGAACCGCCAATGATGCAGCAAATGGACATGGGTGGAGAAGAAGGTGAAGACATTTCTGGAGCAAAAAAACCAAGCAGTGGAAAGAGTCCGACAAAGGAGAAAGAATAATGAGACGACATGAGCTAGTTGAAAAGATGAACTCAGATTATGATTCTACGGGAACTCGGGTGCTACGTCCTGGGGATACGGTTATGGGGTTCGGAGGTCGGAGAGGGGTTATTGAACAAATTATTTCAGGGGTTGCCTCTATAAGAATTACTCAAAGTCATCGTAGAGAGGATATTAATAGAATTATTCAAAGACCGTTAGGCGAACTTATTAAAGGCTAAATGAACACCCTTAAACCAATATACGACCACGATTCTTATTCAGCCCCGATTGCAAAGGAGATTTACTATGCTTTGTATTTGGCTATTTTCGCTCCTCTCTTCCAGATCATGGAAGGCAAGTCGACGGTTGAGAATGCTTCCAGTCGTTACTTGATCCAGGCTTTACGTTCGGGAAAATTGCAATACGTTGAAGGATTTTTCATTGGACAACTCAATTCAAACCTTTCAAAAGAACTTCGGGGCATCGGCGCAGTTTACAATAAAGTAAAAAAGGCCTATAAGCTGGAGACTGGCGACCTGCCCCAAGATGTACTGTTGGCAATCACAGAAGGTAACATCGAAGCAAAAGCAAAGCTAAGACAGGTCGAGGATTTCCTTAAAGCCGTCGAAGGGCAAAAGATCAAGGTGGGTGACTTAACTCCGCTCTTCGGAAAAACCTTACAGGGGTTGGACAAGCAATTCGACACCACCACAAAGAAGGTCACAGGCAAAGAGTTAGGGATTCCTTTACGTCCAGAGTTGGTGGAAAAGCTTAAAGACGACTACACCGAAAACTTAGATCTTTATATTCAGAAGTGGCACGACGAACAAATCCTGCGTTTAAGACAAAAAGTGTCTTCAAACGTACAGCAAGGTTTCCGAGCAGAGAACTTGATTCAGGACATTCAAGCGGAAAAGAAGGTGTCCTACAATAAGGCAAAGTTTTTAGCTAAACAGGAAACATCATTAATGGTATCTAAGTATCGACAGGTAAGGTATGAAGATGCCGGTATTAATCAGTATCAGTGGAGTACTTCAAGAGATCAACGTGTTCGTGATTCTCATAAACATCTACAGGGGAAGATCTTTAGGTTTGATCAACCTCCTGTAACTGATCTTGCAACCGGAGCTCGAAACAATCCCGGAGAAGACTTTAACTGCCGCTGTGTAGCAATCCCCGTTTTATCAACCGCTAATATGTTGGAGTTTGATTATGCAGACAAATAATAAACCACTTAAGGTATTAATTGCTTGTCCTACTTTAGGACTAGATCCAGATCCAGATCGCTGGCTTAATTCATTGCTCAAGATCCTTAATAATATTCGTCGTGAAGGTATTACTCATGCCCTATTTGCTCCTTATAGACAGAACTGGTGGCCTGCCAATAACGAGATCTGGGATGTAGCTTTTGCTAATAAATTTGACTATATCCTTCGTATTGATGATGATATTCATGGAGTACCAGTGGATGGCTTTAGCAAATTATTTAATGCTAATAAGACGGTAATAGGAGCTGCTTATCCTAATCGTCGGTATCCATATACAGTACAGGCTATGCTAAGGAAAGATCCTTCTAAGAGCCTAATTGAGACATTCGATAAGAATGAGCAGACACTTGAATCGGTACAATTCCATGGCTATACAGGTGATGATATTCAAAAGGTAGATCTAATTGGCTTTGGTATGACCCTAATTAAAGTAGCTCCTTTTAAATATCTGGAAAGACCTATTTATAAGGGAGATGAAGTTTGTCCTGATGATTCTTATTTTGCTCAGATATGCCTAGATAATAATATTCCTCAGTATGTGCACTGGGGAGTAAGACTTAATCATGCACATGTAAGCTTTGCTAATTCTGGTCATCTATTTAATGCTGATGTCTTGGCTGCTCATCCTGGACTAAATGAAGATAGTAAGAATGTTTATTTAGCTGAACCACTGGATCCACCAAGTGATAATAACTTACCTAATAAAGAGTTTGAAATGAAAGGGGCAGATGCATGAGAAGACACGAGTTAGTTGAAAGAAGAAATAGTAAATACAAAAACTATGAAATCCGAGAGCATAAAGGCGGATTCATGGTTTATGATGACCGTGGTGTATTTATTGATGGAGCATTTGAAACCTTAGAAAAAGCTAGGGCTTTTGTAGACAAAGCTTATCAATCTGAAAAGAAAAATGGCTACTATGGAGTAGGTGATGAGATATTAGAAAAGAGAAATAAGAAGTTTAAAATTACCATGGAAGATGGAGAAGCCTATACTTTAGAAGCTCCTAATGAAGAGGCTGCAGCAAAGAAACACTCACAAACTGTAGGCGGCAAGGGTTCTAAAATTAAGACTATTGAGGAACAAAATGGAAATTAAGAATGGTAAAGATTGGCCTGAAGTATATTCCTGCAAATTCCTTGAGGCAGGTATAGTCTCTTATGAAGATTCTGGTGCTGGTATAGCCCTATTGAAAAAAGAGACTATTGATAAGATGAAGCATACTTTTATTGGTAGACCAGTTATTATTGATCACCAGAATGTGACTCCTGAGAATTACGATAAAGTAGCCGTTGGTTATGTAATTAATGTAAGATTCAATTCAGAAGATGCTTGGTTCTATGCAGACTTCATTATCACGGACGACGAAGCAAGGGCTTTGATCGACGACAAGGGATATTCAGTTTCCTGCGCATATAACGTACTAGACGTAGCAGAAGGGGGTTTATGGCACGACATCAAATTCGACGGAGAGATTACTGACGGTTCATTCACGCATTTAGCGTTAGTGAATTCTCCACGGTACGAGGATTCTAAAATCACAAAGCAGTTACCAGCTATGCTGGTGAATGGAAAGACTGCTCATTATCTAAACAATCAAGAGGAGAGTGAAATGTCAATCTTTAAATTATTCAAAAAGAAGGAGAATGAAAAACAAGAAGACGCTTCTGCTCTTCATGTTGCTTTAAATGACAAAGCCGTTCCCCTTGCAGACGTTCTTCGGTACTGCATTAATGGCAAGAAATTAGAGTTTGAAAATTATGCCGCCAGTAATGACAAAGAAAAATATGTTGCCAAAGATGAAGACATCGTTGATATGAATGGCAACACGGTCAGTATTGGTGAACTCAAAGCCTGCTATCTTATGAAATCTGAGAATGAAAAGAAAAACTCTGATGACAAAAAGATGGAAGAAGATGAAGCCAAGAATGAGAAAGAAGAAGAGGAAAAGAAGAAAGCTGAAGAAGATAAAAAGAATGCTAAGGAAGAGGAAGAGAAAAAAGCTAAGGAGGACGAAGAGAAAAAGAACGCTGCAGCTGAAGAAGAAAAGGCTAAGGAAGAAGAGAAGAAGAACTCCAAAGCTAAGTCCGATGCTTTCTTCCTTGAATTAAGTAACGCAAGCAAAAACTTTGATGCTCTAGAAAATGAATCTGGTTCTCCTGCTCCTAAAACTCGTGCAGAGAGAGCAGCTGAATTTAGAGCTAAAACCAATAAAAAGTCTTAACAATCGAAAATAAAACAGGAGGTTATAGCAATGCCTATTCAATTGAATCAGTTTAAACTCAGCAACCAACTTGGTGAAGTGATGAACCCGGCAGCTAATGTTATTGCCGTTCGTCTTTCTAGTACTTATACGCCTTCTGGTGCAGCTGGTGACGTAGTTAAATTCAATGCCACCGAAGACGGTGATACCCCAGTGGTTAATCCAGCTATCTCTGGTGATGCCGGTCAGGGTGTTATTCTCTTCAATGCAAAGAAAGCTACCTATGCTGCTTTAGATGTAACTGAAATTGCCTTGGAAGGTACAATCGTTACCATGGCTGCTGCTGGTACATTACCGAGACGACAATTAGTTTCTTGGAACTCAGTTAGTAAGTATGTTCAAGCAACTGCTACGAACCAGAACTACATTGGTATTACCCTTGATGAAGCTTCAGCTGCAGGTGATATTGTTCGGGTATTAATTCGTCCTACACCTAACGCTTTGGCATAATTTTAAAATAAAAACTAAGGAGGAAATTAAAAATGAATTACAAAGGTATTGAACCAGCTAAGTTCCAAAAAATGATGGAAGAGAAGTATAATACCAAGAAGTTCAGAGGATTGGAACTCATGAACGCTAATGGTGATATTGCTACTTCTTCTTTATCATACCAATATGCTACTGATCGTTTGACCTACATTCGTCAACGTATCGTGGAGCAATCGTTCTATGAGATTAATCCTTCTGACTACTTTGATGTCATCCCTGGTGAAGGAGCATTCTCTGCTCAGATCATTACCCAGGCTTCCATCAAAACAGGAGCTAGTTTTAAATCTGGTAAGATCAACACGGCTGGTCATAACAGCAAATTAGCTACTGCTGATGCTGCTGTTACACCGTTCTACACCTACGTCCGTAACTGGGCCTTAGCTATCGAATACAGCATTTTCGATATTCAACAGGCTTTGTTCACGGGTTCTTGGGATCCAGTTGAAGCTAAAGAACGTGCCCGTAAAATGGACTACGATCTTGGTATTCAGGAAATTGCCTTCTTAGGTGATACTGATGATCTTACAAACTTCCCTGGTCTCTATACTCAGCCGAATGTTAATATCAACACCACGTTGATTCCAGCTGACATCCAGAGCATGAGCACAGCACAGTTCTCTACATTAGTTGCTGGTTTAATCGGTGCCTTCTTATCTAACTGTAATCAAACCCGGTTCCCGAATACGTTTATTATTCCTCAAGACGTATATGCAGGTTTGGCTACTCCTCTTTCTCAAACCTATCCTAACATTAGCATGTTGAATTACTTAACTCAGGCTTTCAATCAGATTGTCCCGAATGGTAATTTCAAGATCTTACCGTGTGCTTATGGTATGGATGATTACAATACGGTGGCTGGTGTCAATAAACAACGCTACATCTTAATGCGTCGTGATATTGATACTGTCTTCCAAGAACTTCCGGTTGACTATCAAACAACGGCAGTTGGTACATTGAATAACTTCAACTTCCAGAACGTTGCCTATGCTCAATATGCAGGGGTTACGGCCTTGAAACCATTGGAGATCTTGTACTTAGATAAAACCTAATTACCATAGACTTGGGAGGGTGGGGAATAATAGTCCTGCCCTCCCACAAATAAAAGGAGTTAACGATGTATAGAATTACAAATGGTTCCAACCGGTCCTTTATCGTTAGGTCGGAAGATGTAATCAAGGGAGCAAGTGCTGGGCATAAGAAGGAAGAAAAGATTATTGAACCTGGTAAGGGTATTATTGAAGTTACAGATAAGCTTGGTAAGAATTTAGTAAGCTATCCCGGAATTACCGTTATTGAAATTGTTAAAGAAACCAAAGGAAAATAAAATGAGTTGGACACTACCAACCGTAGCTATTTTTAAGACTCAGTTTTATCGAGACTTTCCTTATGCTCCAGATAGTGACTCAAGTAACCTAGATTATGTGATTGATCTAGACATTACCAATGCTATTAATGAAGCTTTTACTAACTTCAATTATAGTTTATTTGGTGATCAGGCTGTTACGATATTTTTATATCTAGCAGCTCATACCTTAGTTACTAATATTAGAAATTCATCTATGGGCCTCTCATCTTTAGCAAAGTTTGCCTTAGAATCTAGTTCAGTTGGTGGAGTATCAATATCAAATAACATTAATGATAAGTTTGCAGGTGATCCTGCATTCTCTGGTTATCTAACAACTGGTTATGGTAAGAAGTATTTAGATCTCGTCTATCCATATACAGTTGGAAACGTTGGCATAAGCTGTGGTATTACTACTGCTGCCTAAGGATTAATATGAGCTCCAAGGTTACCAAAATTGGAAATTCAAGTTCAGTTAAACTAGATCTAACTGGTCTTAAATCCTTGATAAAAAATATCAATTCTCAGTATACAGTTAAGGTTGGTATCCTTGGAGGAGATGCTACACAAGTCCATCAAAGAAAGGAAACAGGTGCATTAGCTAAAGGAGGCGGTCACAAGAAGGGTAAAAATGACTCACCTACTACTAATGCTGAGATTGGTCTAGCTCATGAAAAGGGTATTAAGTCAAAGAATTTACCCAGACGTTCATGGCTTGAAGTACCACTACAGGATCACCTAAATGAATACTTTAAGAAGCTAGGGCCTGAAGTAATTTCTAATATGTTAGTCAATCAACCTAAATTAGCTTTTCAACACCTAGGGCTTGTTTGTGAGCAAATAATTTTAAAGGGCTTTGAGACTAATGGTTTTGGGAAGTGGAAAGCCCTTAAGCAGTCTACCATTAACGCTAAAGGATCAGACCGTATTCTAGTAGATACAGCACAACTTAAAAAATCTGTTACCTCTGAGGTTGTAAGTAAATGATTAAGAATGGTAAAGACAAAGCTTTTGGACAATCATCTGCTGGACTACCTGATGTCTCACCTGCTGTGATGAACTTATTTCAACCAGTAGCTGTAGGCATAATTAAAGCTACACAGATTAATGGATATACTCAAACTATTATTTCCAGCAGGATAAAGACTAAAGGCGTACGTATTCAAACCTCCAATCAACTAGTTATATCAAAGACCGGTGAAAGAATCTGGGACTCAGTTGAAATATACCTTTTAAATGATATTAACCTAGAGGCTGATGACTTATTTTTATTTCAAGGAATACAGTATCGAGTAGTGACTACTGAGGAGTGGTCAGAGTATGGCTATAATAAATACTCAGTTGTCCAAGATTATACTAAAATTTATAACCCATTACCTAATGTCCTATGATTAGATCTGATGGTATACCACAAACTTCTCTTGACCTTTTACGCCTGATTCTAATTAATCAAATGGGCCTAGAAGGTGATCGGGTTAATATTTATGATGAAAAATGGAAGATCCCAGCTTATGAAGATCTATTCATTACTCTAGAATATCGTAATGCTAGGTGCATAGCTAATCGTAATACCTTTATCTCTACCGGTGGAGATCCCATAGAAGAGCAGGATGTGAATATGCTTGAGAACATTACGGTAGGAGTTTTCTCAAGAGACCGCTCAGCTATGCAAAGAAAAGAAGAAGTCTTAATGGCGATCATGTCACAATATGCTCAATTTATCCAGGAGTCTTATGCATTCAAAATAGCAAGAGTTGGTTCTATAGATGATCTTTCTAGCTTAGAGGGTGCTGCAATGCTGAAAAGATATGATATTAATTTAACTATATTTGCTTGGTATCAAAAGATTATTACAGCTAAATATATTTCACCTCCATTCCTAGTGAGAGTTACTGCTAATGATCCAGGAGTTGGAAAAATGACAAACCAATTTACTCAGATATTAACTCAACCAACATAAAGGAGCATAATGAATGTCTACACTTCCACTAAGTAACGTAATTTCTGTGAATGTCTTTTTTCCACCTACTGGGGTGGGAGCATTCAATGTTAATAACTTAGCTTTATTTACCAGTGATGCTTTTCTAAGCAATCCGAGTCTTGATACTTATCGTGTTTATACTTCTGCCCAACAAGTAGGAGTAGATTTTGGTACAACTACAGAAACCTATCAACAGGCAGTAGCGGTATTTTCTCAGCAGCCTAATATTCTAGCAGGTGGTGGTACTCTAATTATCTTTCCGAGTTTTGTTAATAGTGCTATTAATGCTATTAGTATTGGAGCAGCTGGAACTGGCTATGTAATTGGTGATCTTCTTAATGTAGTTCAAGGATCAGCTTATGGTGGGGTAGTTAGGGTTACTACAGTATATGCAGGAGCAGTTACAGGAGTTACCTTAGTTTCAGGTGGTGCTGGCTACTCAGCAGCAGCTGGCTTAGCTACTACTGGTGGTACGGGTGGTGGATGTACTATTACTATTGCTTCAGTTACTACAGAAACATTAACTCAAGCCATTGCTCGGGTATCTGAAATGGTTTACTTCTGTGGTATTATCTCAACAGCTTATGGACTAAATTCTACCTGGGCGGCATTAGCTACAGCAGTTCAGTCCTATGGTAATAAGCTTTTATTCTTACCCTCTAATGCTCTTACTGATATTCCAGGGGTATTTACTACTATTAAAGATGCCACTAATTACTATACTCGGTGCCTATATTACTCAGGTACTGCTTTACAATCAAGACTATTTGCAGCGTCCTATGCAGCTAGACTCTTATCTGTAGACTTCACTGGATCATTTACTGCTATTACTATGAACCTTAAGCAGCTCTCAGGAGTTACAGCTGATAGTGGTATTAGTACTACAGTAGCTGCCTTATGTGCTACAGCTGGGGTTGATGTATATGGCTCCTATGCCAATGTGCCGGCTACTATCTCAAATGGTACGAATAAATATGCAGATCAAGTATTCAATCTTATCTGGTTTGTCTTAGCTCTTCAAGTAGCTGGGTATAATGCTTTAGCTACCGTATCGACTAAGATTCCTCAAACTGATAGTGGAATGAATCTTTATAAAGGAGCATTAAAACAAATTTGTGAACAGGCAGTTGCTAATGGGTATCTTGCTCCTGGTACTTGGACAGCGGTAGATACTTTTGGTAATCAGGCTGACTTCCTAAATAATATTCTTTCAAAGGGATACTATATTTATTCAGCTCCTATTAACCTACAAACAGTAGCAGCTCGTGCAGCACGTCAAGCACCACTAGTTCAGATAGCAGTTAAAGAAGCTGGAGCTATTCAATCCAGTGTTATCAACGTATATGTTAATCCGTAATTCTAAAGAAGGAGACGATAATGTCAATTGTAGCAATGACTGGTAAAGATACTATTACTATCAACGGTCGAAACTTTAATGACTTTGCCGATGGTATAGTAGCAGAAATTGATTTCCCAAATGATGTAGTTCAAATGAAAACTGGAAAGAATGGTAATACAATTTATGGCCTTAACAATACTGGAAAACAATCAGGAGTAAATTTAAGACTAATCTTAGGCTCTTCAGATGATATTTTCTTAAATAATCTTTTATTAAACATGCAGGCTAACTTTGCTGGCTTTGCTTTAATGGCTGGTACCTTCGTTAAGAATGTTGGTGATGGAGCTGGTAATATTAAGTCGGTCACTTATGTTATGTCAGGTGGAGTATTTAAGGGAGCAGTCAAGGCCATGGAAAATTCTGATGGTGATACCAATCAATCAGTTTCCGAATGGCGTCTATTATTTAGCAATGCGCCCAGAGCGATAGGTTAAGCCCATGGAACCATTTAAAAAGACACTCGAGTCCGGAGCGGAATTGACCATCAGCCTAGCGTCTTTTCCGGAAGGACACCGTCTATTCAAAGCGGTAACAAAAGAATTACAAAGTATTGATCTAGCTGAAGATACAGTTCAAAAGCTATCCATGCAATTAGTTTCCAGTGAGGCAATTGAACAAGCTTTATGGCCTTGCATGGCCAGAGCAACATATGATGGCTTAAAGGTAAATCAGGAACTATTTGAAGACGCAAAAATAAGATGTGACTTTTTAGAAGTCATGAAGGAGGTACTTGGTTTTAACCTCGTCCCTTTCTCAAAAAACCTAGGTTCATTGTCAACAGCCATATTCCGAAAAGATATAAATATCCTAGAGTAGAAATACATGTTGACGAATCAATAGTTATTGTGCTTAGGTTAAGTAAAAATGGATATGGCAGTATTAAAGAATTAATGGAGTTACCATCTGAAATGGTTTTAGCAGCTTGGGAATATGATAACTTTATTCAGGATTTAGAAAGTGCCACTATGGAATTAAATAAGGACCAAAAATGAAAGTAGCAGAATTATTCGCAGAGGTTGGTTTTAAATTTGATTCTATTAAATTAAGAGAAGTAGGTAAGTTACTCGGTGACCTTAACCTCTCTTCTATTATTGGTGCTACATCATTAACTGCTTTAGGACTAAAGATAGTTGATGTAATGGGAGCAGCTAGTAAAGCTTCAGTAGCACTATTAAACCTAAAACAAGCTACGGGATTAGACCCAGTTAGACTACAGCAACTTGATGTTTACTTTCAAAAATTTGGTGCTAGTGCAGGTGAAGCTCAACAAGCACTTTATAATTTGAATAAACTAAGACTAGAAGTTTTACAGGGTAAAGGAGATCCTCAGGCTTTTATTTTAACTGGCTTATTACCCACTACTGATACTTTGAAACTCCTTGATCAAATTCATGAAAAGTTTAGCGATACTTCTTTCCTTAAGAATTGGGCTGGGTCATTTGCTCAAGGTGCACAATCTCTTCAAGAAATGAGAGCAGCCTGGAAAGATATGATAGCCAACCAATTTGGTATTCCTTCTAGTATGTTAAGAGGCCTAGATCAATCAAATGAAAAGTGGAGAGAGATGAGTAAGATCTTAGCCTTAAATGAGGAAGAGATTAGGCTCAATGCTGAAGTCCATGAGAAATGGGTTGCATCAATGAATGACCTAAATGTAGAAATACAAAAGGTAGTTACTAACCTTACTCCTATAGCTATTGAAGTATTAAAGATTGTAGATGCTGTAGTAATCCTAGAAAATAAATTTCAAGTTCTCGGTGGCTTTATTGAGAGACTAAAAATAATTGGTACTTTTACTAAAGCAGCTGCAGCAGATTTTAATAATTCCATACTGAGTAAGAGAGATAAGTTCAATAGGTTCTTGAATCCAGTTCCAGCTAATTCTCCCGCTGGTCAAAGTATGAAACAAACAAATAATGTTACTGTTCACGTCAATGCTAATAATCCCGAAGAGTTTGTAACTAAATTTGATTCGGTATTTAAAAAATATCTTTCTAACGCTGACATTCAATTCGGACAACAACGATGAGCCTAAACTTAAACTTTGCTTCAAAGAAACCAAACTTAGTTCAGAATGCTGCTAATCTACTTTCTTCAGTAGTGAATCAAGCTATAGTTAGGCCACTAGGAATGCCCAATGTTGTAGGAGTTTCTGGGTTTGTAATGGACATACTTGATGATGAAGAAATAAGCTTAGACTCAGATATTACTGATCACTATGTAGAACAGAATTATGCTATACAAGACCACATAGCACTAAGGCCGGTTAGGTTTTCTCTTAAGGGATTAGTAGGCGAACAAGTAGATACCATACCAAATTCTTTAGCTAGTATCTTTACCCAGGTAACTGGTCTTTCTACTTTGGGTGGACTAACTCCTCAATTCAATATCCAGGATGCTCAATTCTATGCTAAGGTAAATGATGTAGTTCAGTTAGGCACTAATGTTCTAAAGCAGGTAAAGAACGTATTTCAACTATTTGATCAATCCTCTACTACAACTAATAAGCAACAAACTGTATATCAGTTCTTCTACAATATGTGGAAAACTAGACAACTGTGCTCAGTAGAAACTCCATTTGCAGTATTTGAGAACATGGCCATAGAATCAGTTCGTGCCTATCAATCTGGGGATACTAACCTTATTAGTGAATTTGTAGTTACCTTTAAACAAATACAAACGACTTCTACTACAGTCTTCTCTGGCAATACCAGTTCTATAGTAGCTCAGAACCTTGGGTCTATTTCTAATTTACCTCGTGAGGCAGGCGGACGCTTTGAACAAATGACTTCTCAACCTGTAAGTTTAGGCACAGATCCTGGGAAGTCCAATGACTCAAATGGCAATTTAATTTCAGTAGCAAATACTTCTCAAAATCTCTATATTCAACAAGCCGGTGCCCCAAATGAGTATTAGTCTATGAAGCAGATAACCTCTTTAACTAATGATGCAAATCAAGTATTGGCCATCTTGCTAGATGATGGGACCAGGGTTAATATTACTCTAAGCTATTGCCCCAATCAGCTGGGATGGTTTTACTCCCTAACCTACAATGACTTTGTAGTTAATAATCGTAGGATAGTTAATTCACCTAATATGCTAAGACAGTTCAGAGACATTATCCCATTTGGATTAGCCTGCTTAGTCGTAGATGGTTATGAACCAATATACCAAAGTGATTTCGTAGATGGTAGAGCAGCATTATATATTTTAAATGAACTGGATTTAGTTGAGACTGAGACTTTAATAACAATAACTTTACCAAACTTTGTAGGCTATCCCTTAAACTAATGCCATTAATTACTAGCACAAATAAATTCCAGAGAACCTACACTATGCAAATTCAAGGCATAGATGGTACCCTTTTCAATATAGGTTCCGAGAATGGTGAAAGCCTTCTAACTATGGAATTTTCTGTAAGACGTGATGTTTTAGCTTCTGCTCAATCAGGTACCTTTCGTATTCGTAATCTAAATTCCAGTATTAGATCACAGATTTATAAGGATTGGTTTGATACTGGAAGATTGCCTACACTAATAGTAAAAGCTGGGTACTTAAATACTCCTCTCTCTACCATATTTAATGGCATTGCTTTATCTATATCCTCATGTCGGGAAGAGGGAGGTACAGATTTTATTACTGAGATTGAAGCACAAGACTACTCATTAATCATGTCTAATAGCTTCTCTCATTGGACTATAGGGGACAATAGCAATCCAGTAAATCAAGAAGGAATAATTAATAGGCTGATAGATGACCTTAAACTTACTGCTACTAAGTATGGTAAAACCCTTTCAACAGGGGTAGTAGGTGGCTTCTTAGCTAATCGTTATACCTATACCGCCAATGATTATACCTGGAATCTACTACAGGTAGAAACTAATAGGCTTTCATATATTGATAATGGAAAAATCTATTGCCTACCTAACAATTATGTATTTGAAGGTGATGTTAATTTGGTATCTTCTGAGACTGGGCTGCTGGGTAGTCCTCGCAGATACCAAAGTAATCTAGTAGCCGAAATGGTATTTGAACCTTCTATTATTCCTGGACAACAGATTTACCTAGATACAAATTTAGATAAGTCTTTTAATAGCTCTCAGAATGGAACCTATAAGGTTACAGGAGTTCAACATGCCGGAGTAATTTCTTCAGCTGTAAGTGGTAAATGTAAGACGCTAATAACTATGCAACTTATTGGAACTCCCTTTGTGGCAAGGTTTGGATTATGACAGATAATATTTCAAATAATAGGTATATAGTACCAGACTTAACTGAGTTTCTTTCTAGAAGAATGAATGACATTTCAGCAAGAATTAATTGCTTGACTATGGGGACGATCATCTCTTTTAATGCCACTAATCAAACGGCAATAGTCTCAGTTAATTTCCAGAAGGTAGTAAAAGGAGTAAACCCTACTAGTATTGTTGGTGAAGTCTCAGATATGGTTATTAATTATCCCACTTTAGTAAATGTACCAGTAGCCTTTATGAATGGAGGGGGCGGATATTTAACCTTCCCGATTACTCCAGGAGATACTTGTATTTTATTATTTTGTGATCGTGATATGGATATCTGGTTTGCTACTGGACAGGTAGTTCCACCAAACTCTGAAAGATTACATGATATAAATGATGCTGTTGCTTTAGTAGGTATAAGAAACCTACAGCAATCATTAGTAGGATATTCAACTACTCAAGTACAGCTAAACTTTCCAACTGGCCTGGTAACAGTAAATGACTTAACCGGGGAAAGACTAAATCAAGCTGGATTCCTTCAGCCTTATGCGGGATCAACTGCTCCCTCTGGCTGGTTATTATGCTATGGTCAAGCTATCAGTCGTACCACTTATGCTACGCTATTTGCTGTTATAGGAACAACATATGGTTCTGGAGATGGATCAACTACCTTTAATGTACCAGACTTAAGAGGCCGTACAGTAGCTGGCCTTGATAATATGGGTGGTTCCAATGCTAATGTTTTAACTAATGCCTACAACCCTAACAGAAATACCTTAGGTGGTAATACTGGAGAAGAAGCCCACCAACTTAGTATTCCAGAGATGCCAGAACATGATCACCCCGGTAGTACTGCTAATACTAGAAATGACTCCTCAGCTGCTGGTGGTGCTGATGCAGCAGTTCAAGCTCAATTAATCAATAGTCTTATAAACGTTACAGTAGCTCCTCAAGGTAGTGATACACCTCACCAGAACGTTCAACCTACAAAGATGGTTAATTGGATTATAAAAATATGATCATTAGAGCCTTAGATATAAATCACGATTGGACATTTGGTAAGGGTAAAGAGAACTATCTATCAGCCCAATTAGCTATTGCTGAGAATATCCAGACGAGAATATTATCATTTTTTGGTAATTGCTTTTTTGATATGTCAGCTGGTATTGAGTGGTTCACTCTTTTAGGTACTCCTAATAGTGACCAGCAAATCCTATTAAATGTCAGAGCTATAATCCTTCAATCCTATGGAGTTGTAAGTGTGAATAGTTTAACACTAAATTCTACTAACTCTAGTCGTAGAGCAACTCTGACTTACAACATAAATACTATCTATACTCAAAATTATACCCAAACCTTAGAGGTAGTCCCAAATGTCTAATCAAATAACAGCAGCTGGAATTCAAATTGAAACCTTTGAACAAATTGTAGCAAATATCACTAATGGTACTTCAGATACTCCTGGTTTGATTCAGATTTACGGGGCTGATATTAACGTGGCCTCAAATTCACCAGATGGACAAATGATTAATATCTATGCTCTTTCAAAAATGGATATTTTAAATCTCTGTGTAGCTATCTATAATTCCATGGATCCAGATCAAGCTGTGGGAGTATCATTAGACCGTATTGCTCAAATTTCAGGATTGACAAGGAAGCCGGGAACTTATACACAAGTGGCCATCGATGTGGTAACTAACCAGAGTGTTAACCTGAACGGACTTGATACTTCCACTCCCTTTACTATACAGGACTCTAATGGTAATTTATTCTACCTTATTACTTCAGCTTCTCTTTCTTCTGGAACTACTAGCCTTAGTTTCCAATCAGCAGCAATTGGTTTTATCCAGGTATTGGCAAATACTTTAACTACTCCAGTAACAATTGTAGCCGGGGTAGTGAGTGTAAATAATCCAGCAGTTCCTACTCAAGTAGGTACGAATCAAGAGACGGATGCTAATTTCAGATTACGTCGACAAGCTTCTACTGCTTTCCCAGCACAAAGTTCTTTGAAGGCTCTCTTTTCAGGACTAAATTCTCTGGTAGGAGTAACTGAGGCTGTAGTTTATGAGAATACTACTAATGCAGTAGATGCTGATGGTATTCCAGCACATGGCATTTGGGTAGTTACTGACGGAGGTACAGCAGCACTAATTGGAGAAACAATTTATACTTATCGGAACTTAGGTATACCGATGAAAGGAACCTTAACTTACGTTATTACTCAAGTAGATCTTTCAACTATTACTATGCAATATGATTCAGCAGTAAATGAAAATCTTTACCTACAGGCAACTCTAGTTTCCATTAGTGGTTCAGCCATTGATCGGACGGCAATAAAAGAAGCTCTAGTAACTAACTACATTTTAGGTATTTATGATCCAGCAGATGTTTCAACTCTAAATATACAGATCAGAGCTATTAACCCAGATGTAGTTTGCTCAGGATTAGGAGTTTCTAATGATGGAGTTACCTGGGTAAATCTTTTGAGTCCCTTATCTAAAAAGAATAAATTTGTTCTATCAACCGCTAGAATAACGTTGAGCTAAAGCCATGACACTAACTGAAGCACTAGACTATTATGCAAATCAATTAATTATCCAATATGCCGAATTACCTAAGGCAAAAGATACCATTAAGTGCCTAGTGAACAATGCTGCTTGTGATGGATTAGTCTTTTCTCTTCAAGATGCTTTTAATCTAGACACAGCTTCTGGTCAACAACTAACCATCTTAGGAAATATTGTAGGAGTTCCCAGAGAAATATTTGGCCTTGATCTTACCCATGAATTTTTTAATTTTACTAGGTACTCAGGAGTTCCAGCTAGTATTGGATTTAATCGCTTTAGTACTCCAACAGATACTTACTATATTTCACGTTGGCAAACTACAACTTCATATACCACTACAGACTTTGAATTACTATCACTAATAAAGATTAAGATCATTGCTAACAATAATTATACTTCTTTGAAAACTATTAAGGAAGCTTTATATGAGATCTTTGAAGGAGCAATAGACGTGGTAGATAACCTTGATTATACTATTACTTATAATCTACAAAATCCGTACCATAACGTTGGAACAATTTGTGCTTTTCTTGGCAACATACTACCTAAACCAATGGGCGTAGGTATCACGATTGTTAATATCTAGGAGAATTAAATGGCAAAGCTACTTAGAAAAACACTATTACAATTCGGGAGCACAGTAAATGCTGGATCTGAAATTGGTCAGTTTGGTTCTTATGCTGCTCCAATATATTCAGCAGATATTGCTACTCTACAAGCAGGAACTGCCTGGCCAAGAGGTTGGGCAGCTGAAACAATAGCAACCAATCGACCTTTTCTTGAAGACATGAATGCAGTAGACTATGTCTATGGCTATATGCTGGCCTACTTACTTCAAATGGGTATTCCCGAATATGACTCAGCAACAACCTATTACCTTGATAGCTATGTTCAGATTGCTGGACAGATCTACCAATCACTTGCAGACAACAACACTGGTAATGCTCCTGCTTCTTCTCCTGCAAGTTGGCAGCCTGGTATTGGTGCTAAGAACACTGAGACTTCAGGGGTTGTAAAGATGTTTGCTGGAGCAATTGCTCCTACTGGCTATTTAATATGTAACGGTGCCGCAGTTAGTAGAGCGACCTATGCAGCCCTTTTTGCAATTTGCGGTACAACTTATGGTGCAGGAGATGGGGCAACAACCTTCAATATTCCAGACTTAAGAGGAAATGTAGCAGTAGGATATAAAGCAGCTGATTCTGATTTTGGTACTCTAGGAGCGAACCCTGGAGCAAAGACACATACCTTAACTACCTCAGAAATGCCAGCACATAGTCACTCTACCTGGTATGCTCATAACTCTGGAAGCGGTAGTGAATCTCCGGCAGGTGGTAGTAATACCAATAGACAAGACGCTTCTACTTCAACTGAAGGTGGTGGAAATGCACACAATAATATTCAACCTTCATTGGTTCTTAATTACATCATCAAAACTTAAGGATCTTATATGCAGAATAATTGTGAAGTAGCTATCGATATCGTAAGAGGAACAGATTTTTATTTACCAATTATTTATATGGTAAGTGTAGAATCGATCGGACTAAAATATCCAGTTAATATCACTGGGTACAGTGTGCAAATGCAGGTAAGACCAACGGTGGGTTCTACGGGTACACCACTAGTGAATATTTCTACGGCACTGGGTACAATTTTAATTGATGGACCAAATGGAAAAATAGAATTATTAATCCCTAAAAGCGTAACCACTACTCTTCCAGTAGGAAGCTGGAGTTATGATGTTTTAGTAACAAACGTAAGTGGGTGGACAGAACAAATTATTTTCGGGACGGCTAATGTTATTGAAAGGACTACTAAATGAATCCAGGAATAGTGCTACTACAACAGCAGAAAGTAATTGAGGCACTATCTCAATTTCCCATTCTACCCCAGTATCGAAACTTCTCGATTGTCGCTACTTCAGACGGACAAACGGATTTTGAACTTGACGACTATCCGGTATTGACTGGAATTATTTCCGTGAACATAAATGGGATAGCTCAGGATCCTTTAAACGGAGATTACACTATTTTGGACAGTACCCTGACTGTAAGTCCTGGAAGAGACATCGGAGACAAGGTGGCTGGTTTTTATCAAGTCATGACTCCGGTGGTGGGGGCTAATGTTCTTAATTTTGCCTCGTACTATGAATTGGTCGGCACAGCTAGCAAGACCGTATTCACACTTTCTTTCCAGCCTAACCCTATTGTGTACGTAGCAGTGAACGGAGTTGTACAAGACAACTTAGACTATACAATAAATGGTTACACATTAACCTTGAACGTAGGATTAGATATAAACGATAAACTATATGTAGTCGGAATTAACAGCTAAGGAGAAACAAATGAAAAAATGGTTTTTAAGTTTACTTGCAATCCTACTTTCGTCATCTTTAGCTTTTGCTGATACGAGAGTCCCAGCCAAGGACGTGACAGTTAATACGTCTACCTTCGGAGACAATATACCTGTCAACGCAAACACAGTCCAAAAGGCTCTTCAGGCTGTCAACGATGCCACCTTTGGTGGTACCCCAGCAGGTTCTACTGGGCAGTTTCAGTATAATAACGGAGGGATCTTTGCTGGCGGTAACATGCTTTACACGGACGGTACAAACATCGGGATTGGTAATGCTTCCCCAACCCAGAAACTGGACGTTACTGGAACTGTGAAAGCCACCACGTTTAGTGGTAGTGGTTCGGGATTAACCTCCATTCCTGCAGCGCAACTTTCTGGACAGGTGCCCTTAGCTAACGGTGGTACTGGTCTTTCTAGTGCTGCTGATGACGCTACTGTGGTATCTAATGGTACAGCATTTCAGGCTACGATACTTCCTTCGTGTACTGACTCTGGAGGGAACCATTTGAACTATGATGCTACTACGAATTCATTTAGTTGTGGAACTAGTAGTGGAGGAGGTAGTCAGGTTACTGGAGCCTTCACACAGCTGACATCTTGTCCAGCTGACATTGTAGCTTATATGGCAGCATTACCAGAAAGTACAAGAGTTCAATTTCCTGCGGGATGTTCATATACTCTTACTACCGCTTCAACGGTTGAAATTCCTAGCGGTGTGTGGGTAGACTTTGCTAATACTCTATTTAATAGAACAGCTACGGCTGCAGCTATTATTACAGCTACTACCAAAGACGTAACTAAACCTATGTATATTGGTAATGTCCGTTGCACGGGAGCCTTTGCTACTTCGTGTATAAGTATTAATCAAAATGCTGGTACGGTGGGTAGCGAAAATGCTTTCATATTAAGGAATATTCAGTTTGATTTTACTCCCGATGCCTCCATGACAACTGTTTACGGTTTTGTTATTAACGATTCAGGTTACGTAATCGATGGAGTACGTGGGAATATTTTAACTTCTTCAGCAACAACAAGCGCATGGGGTATTCGTACTCCGATGAATTCAACTGCAGAAGCAGACATGTCGGGGTCAATCAATGATTGGAACGTTAGAGTTGATTGCCAATCCTACGCACCGACTTTCTGTAGAGGTCTTGATGTTGCCTACCAGAACGCATCCGCAGGCGGAAGTTTATTTAATACGTATGCAAAGGTAAGTAATTTTTATAGCTATGCTCACTCTGGTGGTGCGACCGGAACAGGTGAAGCCTGTAAGGTTACCAATGACTCAGGGCATGGAACAGTAAACGAAACCTGGTGGTCTAACGGGGTATGTGATGGGGTATCTTCTGACTTCCGTGACGGTTCTGGATTTGGTGATCCAGTAATAGCCCATATTGATAACGTGGAATTCACGAACGGTAAATACTCCCTCAAATCAACGGGTACTTATACTCTAAAGGGATCTTCTGGAAAGACAAGTAACTTTTGGACAATTAGTTCTAGTGCAACTACTTCAATAGACTCACAGAGCTACATAGCTCCTTTTATAGCCTATGTTGTTGCTACCAACGATCGAGTTTACTTCCCACCATCAATGCAATTCAATGCGGCTCTCTCTATTACTAAGTCGGTACACCTGATTGGAAGCGGTACTGATGGATGTACTCACATAGCTACTTACGGAGGAACAAACACACAGCTTTTCAATGTTACAGCAGACAACGTTTCTATTGAAAATTTCTGCTTAGATCTTATCGGAGGTTGGAGCGGAATCCTGGTTAACGGTACGGGGGGAACCAGCCTTGCTAGTGTTAATCTCAGGAATATTAAAATTAATAAACCAACTGCAAGCGGTAACAGTACGGGAATTATATACAATGACGCTGGAGGATCAATCTATAATCCAGTAATCAACATAGCTTGTGCCTCTGGAACCTGTCTCGGTATTTCTAGTACACAAGCTTCTACTTTAGATGCGGTCTCCACTCTGAGTGTGTATAGTCCGAATATTATCATTCCAGCGACTACCGGGGTATCTAAGGCGTTTGAATTTACGGATACCGGAGCTACGTTTGCTTCTACCTTCAACGTGTACGGAGGATACTATCGTACCAGTAAATCCACAGGATCAGCCTACGGTATTTACGCTAGTGGTCCACTGATTACGGCTAACCAATACGGTCTCATGGGAGCAGCTGATACCATAAACACGTACGCAGTAAATGACGCCGTCATCAATAGCAATTCTTCTCCGTTCATTTCTCCACTTACTATCGGAGGATCTGGAATTTCTGCCTCAGGGTTCTCTTCATTCGCAGGAGGAATTAATCTACCCAGTGGTCAAGAATACGCTTCAAACGGAGTACAACTTAATTACACTATCTCGGCCTACGCTGCAGGTACCGTGTACTCATTAACTAACGCTTCAGCAGCAGTAACCTTTGGGACTACTTCTCCAGTAATAACCATTGATCAACCTGGAACGTATCGATTAAACGCTAGTGCACAGCTTAAGTATAATGCTGCTACATTTGCAGCACCGCAAACAGCCACGTGTCTTCTCTATCGTACGAACAATACCGCTGGAGCATTAACCAATGCCACACGTACGGTGGACTTAAGAATACTAAGTGCAATCACGGATAGTGCAGGCTTAGTTGCTATTCCAGAAATTCAGTATATCACAACGAATTACAACGATCAAATCCAACTCTATTGCGGAATGTCAGCGGCTACTGGAGGAGGAACGGTGGACGTTGTTTCAGCTAATGTTATTGCTAAACTTGACTATTAAATTAATTAATATAAAGGAGATTTAAAATATGAAACTAAGTAAAGTATTTATAATCACTCTGCTAATGCTACTTCAAACCTCATTGGCTCATGCTTTGACTACGATGTGGTCACTAAGTAGTGCAGGTAATACGGTAACGGCCAATCATTACTTGTCTTTTGGTCAGGGTGGGGGTGGAGATGCTAGCAACACTAAAAGAAGAATGGTAGTTGCTGGAAACATGAGTCTCAGGAACCTAAGTATCTCAGCGGCTACAGCACCAGGTGGGGGGACTGGAGCCATAGCTTATACGGTGATTGTTAATGGTTCAGCTTCTTTGTTAACCTGCACAATGACCGACCCTGCAACTACCTGTACGGATAGTACCAACGTAATTAATCTTGTACGTGGTGACACAGTATCTTTACAAGCTACAACCGCAGCCGGAGCACCTACATATAGTGCAATTACTGGCTACGTTATAAAGGATATTACCAATACAAATCGTAATGACTTCGTTGGTTGTCCAGCCTCAGCTACAATTTTTAGTGCTTCAGCTACAAATTACCTCGGTATCAATAGTAGTTGTGCTCCAAATGCTACCGAAGGTGGTGGGCTAATTCCCATCGTGGCACAAGTTTCACAGCTTTATGTTTACCTAGATGGTTCAGCAGGGGCAGGCGCATCAGGGAAATCTTACACGATAACCTTACGAAAAAATCAAGTAGATACAGCTATTACCTGCGTAGTACTCGAAACAGCTACCACATGTCAAGATACAGTAAACAGTATAACTACGGCACCGGGAGATATCCTTTCATTAAAAGTAGTACCTGCTAATACGCCCACAGCCAGGTACATATCCGCAGGTGTAAAATTGACTTCCAGTATTCCTGGAACTTTCGTAGTTCCCAGTGGAGCAGCGTCACCTTCGGTAAGTGTCGTTCACTATTCAGCCTTCTCAGGAGGAGCAACGACTACTGCTTCCACTACTACGAATAATCAATTATTACCTGGTAATCTATATGCCATGGGATTTTATGCTAAGGCAGCCACGGCTCCGGGAAGTGGAGCAGGGGTACAATCTTGGACATTTAATTTAAGAGACCATACTAACTCCTTGACTGACCTTACAGGTTGTGTGATATCGGAAGCAGCAACTACGTGTAGTGAAAGTTTCCGTGAAGCTTTATCAGCTTCGAACTTTGCAGTGAACTATCAACTTACCCCTTCAGGTACACCCGTAACTTCAACGATTAGATATGGTACGGTATTAACTTTTAACGCTCCGGGAACAACAACAATCAAAGGTTACTAATATGATAGAAAACGTAGTCTTGACTATTCCTCCAGAAAAATATAAGTTCATGGTAAAGACCCTAGAATCTTTTAAGTCAGGAATACGTTTATTAAACCTAAATGCACTTTATAAACAAAGCCTAATAAAAGAACTCCACACCATAGAGAGCATCATTAAAACTAATAGGAGTCAGTGATGGAATTCACTCAAGAATTTAAAGATGAAATGCTAAAGGAGATTAAAAATTTCAGAGTCCTACTCGTAGGTGACGGCACACTAGAAAATACCGGATTGATCGGTGTTGTAAAAGATCACGACAATTACGTCCGTGACGGTAAGAAGTGGCGGTGGGCGATTATTGGATTGATCGGATCCTTTGCCACCTACGTTGTCGGAGGGTTCATACTATACGGCAAAATGGAAGAACGAATTGAGTGGCACGACAAATATATTAAATACTTTATTGACGAGAGAATGAATGCAAAAACACCAGTGCAACCCAATTACTATGACCCCCGAACAACTAAAAAACATTAAGGACTGTGTGAGGAAAATCGTGATACTAGAGAAAGCTATACAATTAAATAAACTCGAGTTAGCCATTACTCTCATTGATCAGCTTAGGTTTGATTTAGGTCTACTAAATGAAGAAAGAAAACAAAGGAGACACGAATGAACTTAGTCATCAAACTACTCAATTTTTTAAACGGCTACAAGACTTACCTAACAGCAACAGCCGCTATTCTAACGGCCATCGTTGCCTACCTTAATCACGCTATCACAATCGAGGAATTACTCACAGCAGTCTTTACCGCTATCCAAAGTATGAACATTCGACACGCCATTACTACAACCGTATCCAAAGCAACTGGAGAAAAACTATGAGGGATTTCATTCTAGTGATTTTAATGATGGGTATTATCGGCTGCACTTTTTCCAGACAAATGGAAGTCACGGCAACGGGTACGAATATAGAATCTATCTACGGAAGCGGTAGCCTCGATACGGGGTATAAATCTAACACAACCACGGGGTTCTTAAATGGAAGAAATTAAAGAGGGAAAAGTGTATACCGATCCTAGGAGATTCACCGAAGCGGATTTACCCTTAATTGTTTTAGCTGATGACCTAAGGGGATTCATTGGTTACGCCATCAAGTCCCATACCAAAGGAAATTACAATCACGCCTTCATTATGCATCGTCCAGGATTCTGTGTTTCCCAGGATTTCGGAGGATTCAAAGAACATCCGATCGAGGTCTATCTTACCGAAGGAATGATGCTGAAATTCTGGAAAGTAAGAAACTTGACTCTGGTAGAAAAAAGTATTATCCTTTTGAACATTAAAAAGAGACTGGGAAGAAAGAGGTGGCAAAATAGTTATGACTTCTTAGGGGTTCTTGTTGGTCAGGTGACTCGACTCCGTTGGATCCAGAATCCTTTTCAAATGTTTTGCAGTGAACAGGTAAGATGGGATTTTCTTAAACCCTTAGAACGAGCAATTAAGTTCATACGTCAGCAACCAAGTCCAGCTGACCTGGATGCTAGTTTCAAGCCAAACCCAAACGTGTTTATTCCCGCAGGGTATTGGTGGAGTGACTAAGATACCCCTGCCGTAATTGGTAGGGCGGTTGGTGAAAAAACGGAAGAATAGCCTTCGACCTTGAGCAAGTTGGAGGCTATTT